GTAATCTGGATTCTTTTCTTTTATTAAAGTATTAAATTCTTTTCTGACACTAGCAACATCTCCACCATAAGAACTAACCTTACCTGTAACCTTGTCTGTATTGGACTCAACAACACGGTCAAGACCAATCTTTATTTGGTGTAATACATTGGTAGGGATAAATTGAGCATTACGAACTTGCTCTAAATCTGGAAGATTTTGCCCGTAAACTCCTGCTCTACGTTGAGCTTCTTGGTATGCCTCGTTAAAAACTGGACGGTCAACATACTTGCGGAAATCTCTCGCATCGATAGCAACGTTATATGCTTTAGGATATTTAGCGGCAGCAGCTTTTTGCTGGTTCTCTGCCAAAAATGTCAGATACTCGTATCCGTTTACATTCTTGCCTAAACCAGCCCTATCAACCAGACCCTTAACAATATCGCTAGGTTGGTCTATAAGTCTTGATTCTAGGAATCTAGCAGTTTCAGCTTTTTGTGATGATGGAATAACATAGGATGAATATGCTAAATCTTGCATACTCTTACTAATGTCAGCCAAAACAGGACGTGGGACACCAATACGATCCATCTCAAGCAAAATAGCTTGCGCCTCATCAGCGCTAATCTTATCTTTTTGCAGAGCATTAGCTATTAGCTTTGATGCTGCTGTTGGTTGGTCTCCTATGCCAGATGCGGTAAGAATGTTTTTAATTACACCTGTTGAGTATTTAACGCCAATTGGCAAAAACCCACCCAACACACCACCAACAACGCCAGAAGCAGCGGCTTGCCTACCGATATCTTGTTCAGCAGTACCAACACCAGTCAATGCGCCAGTAGTCGCTCCAATAGCCGTACCACGACCAATTTGCCCCATTGTCGTAGTGCCTGTTATTGCCTCTTGGACGGCAGGAGCAGCACGACCTAGCATTTTCATGCCAGCAAAAGGAGCAGTAAGCGCAGCACCAATTTCAGATGACCCAGAGACAAAAGGATAGTCATAGCCAAATTGTTTTTGCTGCTCTCTAAGTCTATTTCTTATGCGCTCATAATCTGAGCCACTTATTGCACCAGACCTTAATGCAGCCTCTAATTCATCAGCAAATCCAAATGTAACGCCTTGAGCAGCAGATCTAAGAACCTCCGCTTTTGGAGAGTAAGGAACTTTAGGCATCATTACTGAGCCAGTTGCTTCTATAGCTGGTTCAGCTATAGGATCATTTTCCCAAGCATTAGCCATTTATTTACCCTTAACCCTTCTTACGCCTTTTGCGTCAACATATGTCTGACCGGGCTTAACATTTGCATAGTCTTCATCAGTAAAAACATAAGGTTCAAACTTAGGCACATCCAAATTAATTTCTGGGTCTCCAGCCTTGGCATTAGTGCGTCTACGGATAATAGACTGCTGATAGTCTTGTGCCCTACGAGCATTTAAATCTCGCAATGTCTGGATTGCCTTACCAGCATCAGCGGATGATTCAGCGCTTTGCAGTTCTTTTGCAGCGCGAACAGCATCACCCTCAGTCTGAGTTCCCTTATTAAGACGCAAAGACTCATTAACAAGAGTTGTCTTAAATCGCTCAAATTCATTTCTTGCAATAACATCTGGATCACTAGAGCCAAACATACTTTGCGTTTTAAGTGCTGGCCCAGTTAATGTACCAAATTTAATCTGACCTTTAGAAATGCTACTCAAGTATTTCTGAGAATCATTAGCAAGGTTAATAGCAGCCTGACCATTATCAAAATCTTCCTCCTCAGACTTTTGCAAAGCTGCTGGCATCGGTTTAGATGCAGGTCTACCAGTGTAATCAACAGGTTTACCAGTGGTAGCATCAACAACAGGAAGTCCCGGCCTTGTTGGCAAGAATACTAATTTACCTGTAACTGGATCTGGTGTCGGCGTACTAGCGTACATTGACTTACCTTCTCCAGCAGGTTTACGAGCGATAACCTTCCAAGAACCACTTTGTGCATCAAATTCCCTCATTGTTCCGTCTGGGAATTCTTTAGTTTCTGGTGCTTGTTTTGTAGGAGTTCCATAAATAGGTTGACCTGTTTGAGTATCAACAAGAACACCGTTAACAATTGCTGTTTTGCGCTCTGCTGGCTTTTCAGGGGCAGTAAATATTGGTTGACCAGTAGCAACATCAATAACTGTATTCCCTACTGTTACTGTTTTTCGCTCAGATGGTTTTTGAGGAGCCGTATAAATTGGCTGACCAGTATCCAAATCAATAACAACATCACCAACAACAGCAGTATTCTTTTTCCTATCTGATGGAGATTGGTAAATAACTTCGCCAGTCGGAGATACCAAAGTTTGACCAGCACTCAATGCAGTAGGCTTCTTAGCAAGTGCCTCACGTTCTGCAACTAATCTAAATGCACCAGCAGGGTTAGCATCAAATTCCTCAGCCAAATCTGGATACTTCATCTTCATAGCTTGAATACCAGCCATTTGACGAGCTTGCAAACCTAATTGCTGTTGTGTAGCGTAATTCTTAACGCCTTGTTCATAAGCGCCACCGGCAGCGCCAAAGCCACCAGCCAATGCGCCTAAGATATTTTCAGCAGCAGAACGACGAGGGCCAACCTTGTTCATACCTTGAGCTAAGGCAAGTCCAGCACCTAACAGCCCTTGAATATTTGCTCTGTTTTGCAAGTTTTGAGTTTCCTCAGCACCAAGCAATCCGGTTAGATAACTTGGCGCAGAAGAACCAAATACGTTAGGAATGTAATCTGTAATTGCCATATATCACCTAGATCAGTGAAACTTTAGGTATACCTACTTGGTATTGTGGTGCAGCTACTTGGCTTGGGCTACCACGCATTAGACCGGGAGATTGAAGTTGTGGCTGTTGTTGCTGCAATAGTCCTTGTCCTGTCTGCATTGCCATCTGAGTCAATACTGGATTTTGTTGGGCATACTGACCTAATTGACCAACCTTATCCATAAATGTAGGCTCATACAAAGATGATGCTTCTACACCCGGCATACTTAGCGACAATGGTCTTTGAACTGCTGGAGTGATAGCTGTATTTACAGCCGTAGGCGAACTAAAAATAGTGCTAGGAACAGCAGCAGAAGTATAGCCAGCAGCCTGACTAGCACCCATTGCAGCATTTGCACCAGCATTAACTCCAGCAGGAGCCATAAACGCAGTATTTGCAGCAGTTGAAGCAGCAGGGCCAGTTAATGCACTTCCAGTTCCAGCAACTTGAGTAGCCGCAGAACCTAATCCACTCAGGCCACCAGATCCAGCCAATAAAGCAGCATTTATCATTAAACCTTTACGAACATCATTGCCAGCAAGAGCATTTGTTCCAAGGCCATTAATCAAACTCCCAACAATAGGATTTTCTTTGCCGCCCATTATTTACCCCCCTGTGGAGTAGCTGTAGTCTTAGTCTCTAGCGGAGCACCATAGAAGACATTAGCAGCCTGTTGCAGACGTTGCATTGGAATATCCTGAGCAGCCAGTCTGCCTTGAATATCTTGCTGTGCATAACCCTCTTGAGCCTGACCCGCTTGCAATAGACGCTGAATATCAGCATAGTCAGCAGCAGCCATTTGCGGAGCAGCCTGAGCAGCAGCAACCTGACGAGCACGTTCAGCCTCAGCCGATTGATATGCCAGTTGACCGCCTTGTTCAGCCAAGGATCTAGCAAATATATCTTGAGCCTGACCAATCTGTTGACCTTGAGCAGCAGAGCCATAGCGACCCATTGAGGAAGCCTGAGACTGTAGGTTTTGGATATTGCGGGTATATTGCTCACCAGCTAAACGGTTAGACTGCTCTAAAGCACCCGCTAGGAATGGATTAACGCCTCGCCCTTGAATCGTAGCCAGTTGCTCTGCCTGAGCAGCACCAACCAATGGAGATCCAGCCTGAGCCCTCTGAGCCGCTTGCTGGATAGCCTCCTGAGAGAATGCAGACTGTTCTGGGGCTAAGGTAGCAGGAGCCTCTGGAGCCCCTTCATAAAGACGTTTAGCCTCGCCTAAGCTGTACGTTATATACGGCTTAAATTCTTTACCTATACTTGTCGTAGTTGTTTGCTGACCGCCGCCGCCACCCATATTACACCTCGCATATCCATTTTCGAGGACGGAATCCATAAGCCTTAGCCCTGCGATTCCACCCCGGCCTATGACTAGCAAATGTTAAGTATTTGACATTAGCATCCCTAGCCATATTTTTTATAAATTGTAAACCTTTTTGCACTACTTGATAATCATTTTCTAACGTCCATGCAGCCCAAACGTGCAATTCCTCGCCCATTGGTTGCAGGATAAAGAAGCCATAAAAATGGTTATTCTCTAGTACCACCCACAGCATTGCCTTTTGGTTAAAGCAATCTGTGTATACATCTTCAGGTATCCAGTTCTCAGGGCTTCTGCCCTTAATCTTGTCTAAACCAGCCCGAACACTAGGCCACCATTTGCGGAGTTCATCCACTGGAATATGTTTAAATTCTGTCATCCGACAACTATATACATAAATTCACAAACGTGTGCATTGCTAGCATGGTTTATTACGGCAGAACCCTGAGACCTAGTACCAACCCATAATTTAGCCATTTCCTGAGCGCCTTTATCGTTCATCGGCGTAAAGATAATTGCCGAATCGTAACCAATCCTCGGATCGTATAAAGTTGTTTGCGTTGAGGAGGTTGCTGTCGTGAAATATCCTGAGTTATTCGTCTTTCCATCCATGATCCCGCGAACAACCTCAGAAACATCACGTTCAGATGCCCCAAAAGTAGGTAAAGTCCGAAACTGTACACTTTTAGTTGTCATCAATTACCCTGTTTACTTATCTATTACCCTGTTTAACAACGTCAAACTCCAAACCAACCGCAGTCTCCCAGTTAGAACCGCTAGGAGTCAGTCTCAAACGATGATATTCGCCATTAGACCGCAAGCTCACACGGTTTTCAGCATCCGGAGCCACATCTGAGCCAAATTCCACCTGTTCAGCAAGATTATCCCGGCTAGAAACAGCAATAGAACCCGTACCTTTGTCCACAATCGGTTTTGCCAGCATCACAGTAGACCGGCCTATATCAATATCACCCGTTGTAATAATGGCAGCCTTAGGCTGACCAGAGAAAGCAATGATCTTTTGGTCACTAACACCAGCAAATAGCAGCTGTCCACCAGCAAAAACACGGGAATCCAAAGGAATATTAAGCGCATCAATGCTTGTGTTGTAGTTATCAACCTGCTCTAGAGTCGCTGAAGGCGTTAATACATAAGAAATTGACGTTGCTGTAGTCTCACCATAAGACCATTTGTTTAGGTCAATGGAATACATCAGCAGATTCTTGCCGCCAAACGTATTATTAAACTTCCAGATTACTAATTTATTAACAGGATCAACCGTAGCACTCATTCCTGTTGATATTTCGTTAGGAATAGCGTTATTAAAGAACCAGCGGTTTACTTTCTCAGTACCAATATTCTTAGTTGATTGACCATCGCAGACATAGAATCCATCATCTGCAAGGAAATAGGTTAGATTGCCATACTGAGCAATAGATCCGTTAGAAATACAGCCCAAAGACCGGCTAATAGCGTCAAACTGGAAGAAGAAAGGAGAGCCAGCATAGCTCATCCTATAAATAGCTCGCTCAAGGAATACCAAGCCGTACTCACCACCTGCCAAACCAGTAATATCACCACCATCAGGGAGGATCTGGCTATCAGCTTGAGAAGCAGCAGCAGGAGTCCAGTCCGTCTCATCATTCAAGTCTGACCAGTAAACCTTGCTTGTATCCGTACCGTTATTAGCAGCCACCACAAAATCACGGACAACAGTTACAAACTTTGCAATAGGCGCATCAGCAGACAAGTCACCAAAGTAAGTCGATGAATTCAGCGTCCATGATTGCAACTTATCCTGACCATTAGCCAAAATCATCGTAGGGCCAAACTGAGTCACATCCCAACCCTCTACTGCGGTATATCCTGTAGTCGTCAGCGCATCCAAGCTAGCATCATTGCTATCAAACTTGTAAATCTGTGTTGCACTAGCAGCAAATAATGTACTAACGCTATCATATTTACCAGCAAAGGAAACCAATAAATCAGCACCAGCAGCATCAGAGTAATCAGCCTCACTCTTGATAGGAGCGTATCCATTAGCCACAGGATAACAGTTCTTCGCGTCCGTTATCGCACCCATGACACCGGGCTGATCTGGCAACCACTCACCGAATAGAATCTTTTGCATGGTTGTCCTTTAGCGGAAGATGGAAACACAAGCGACGGATTGGTCAAGAGCCGTTCCATTGCCACCTTGCATCAGCATTTTTACTGAACCAACAAGCATAGAATTTTCGCCGGGAGCTGCGTTTGAAGCAAATATTCCAAGCGATCTGTTTGATGAAGTTGCATCATTGTTGTTGGACGTGGTGGCAACAACACAATAGTTTACATCCGGCATTGCTGTAGTAAAGTTCACCGTGTAGTTACCAACACCATTATCAGTAATACTCGACACATTAAAACTTGCTCGTATGGCAACAGTACCAGTTCCATTAAAATTAACCCATGCGCGACAAAACGTGCCTATTTCAGTTCCGCTAGAATTCTGAATTGTTGGCGGTAATGTATTAAGTGATTTAACTGTTGCTACGTTTAATGTACTCATTTATCCCTCGTACATTATGTTAATAGTGCCAGCGTCGAAGGTTTGCGTACCGTCTATGTACAAACGCAAACGGTCTAACGTTGCTGATAGTGATTTTGTGTATCCGCCATAACCAGCGCTAGAAGCGTCAGTTCGCGCCATTACTACCGTAGCTGTCCAAGTGTTTGTGGATGAATCAACTAATGTAAGAGTTATGCTTCCAACCAAAGTTTGTACGGCTGAAAAACTACCGTATAGCGCAACGCCAGTAGTCAACACAGAAGTAGTTGTAGCCGCAGAAGATGTGACGTTAGTAGCGCCACCATAACCTGAAGTTTCATATCCACCACTATCACCAAGCTGAAGTATGGCAACGCCAGTGCTGCTGGTTGATAGACCACTAACCATCACCGTAATCCGCTTTGCTGTACTTGGTATACCCGTGAAATCAACGCTTGTACCTGATGCAGTGACAGCAGTACCAACACCAATAAGAGAAACGTTCCCACTAACAGCAGGAAATGTTATCGTCTTATCTGTTGCGGTATCAGTTGGAGTTAATATTACTGATCCACCAGATGCAGTCTTTAAGTTAAGAGGCATATTAAATCCCTAGAGCTGCTTTAATCTCGTCAGTCGTTGTTGCTGCATCAATGCTTGTTTGAATTGCTGCATACTTATCACGGATAGCCTGACGTTGCTCCTCAGCACCATTTACCGCACCGGGAATTTGTTTTGAAATAGCTTCATCAAAAGGCTTAAATTCCTCAGCTCTAGCAGCACGACGAATATCATGACCAATTGCTTTTGATTTATTTACATCAATAATCAAACCCATGACCATGCTCCTCTAAATGTACGGTCTGACGGTATCTCAGACACATCAACAATTTCAAATGGCTTGCCATGAGGTACATCTTTAGCTGCAATTTCTTCAATAGTTAATCCGCAGTCAGTAGGAATTATTACTGCAACTCCACCATCATCAGCAGGGTAAATAATTCGTTTGTTCATGTTTTTACCGTAAAATTAAAGCACAAATAAAAGAATCATCAGTTGCAGTAGAAGCAGCAAGATTTCTTATCTGGCAAACTGAAGTTGTCCAAGTTCCATCCCTAGTAATTGATCTTTGTGATGTTGTTGTTCCAGTGGAATTTCCACCAGTGCCAGCAATTACATAGTTAGCATCTGGTAATGCAGTTATAAAATTTATTTCATATCTTCCAACGGCAATATCTGTAATGCTTGATACATTAGCACTGGAATAAATTGATACAGTTCCAGTCCCATTAAAGCTAACCCATGCCCTGCAAGCATAAATAGGGGCAGACCCACTTTGGTTACCGTTAAGATCGGCTGCATTAATAATGCCATCACCTAATCCACCCTCGGATAAACCTTCAATTGTCCCATTACCGTTAATCGTTATAGCCATATCAAACAATCGTCCAATTTGCGCCAGAAGGAATAGTTACAGAAATTCCATTTGCTATTGTTGTGTTTTTTCCGCTTATCCCTTCGTAATCAGTAGGGAATGTTAAAGATGTATTTACAGTATTATTTGTAAATAATATTCCATTAGATGCAGCTAAAAGAAAAGCATAAGCTACATTATCACCGTCTTCATAAACTGACTTATCTGATGGATATGTTACAAATACGTCTTTGCTATTAGCAGCAAAGTTAATTGCTGACGTAGTTCCAGAGCTATTTGAGAGAATAGTATTACGGGCTAGCGTAGTGCCTGAAGCCGTATAAGTGCCTATACCAACTTCCCAAGTACCAGCAGTGCTATCAACAATAGCGTAGTAAGTAGTATTCCCATTGCCAATATCAGCAAATGATCTAAACCCAGATGCAGCACCAGCAAGCGTTAGCGTTCCTGTGCCAGCAGTGGTAGATGTTTCTTTTACTCTATCTTTAACTACAAGCGCCATTATTGCCTCATCCAGATGTCTGATCCAGCTACTTGCTTATTCCAATTATTTGAAGATACTAAAACATTCGTCCATTCATTAGAACTAGGATTTACAGCAGTCCACTCATTTTCCCCAACAAATTGAGCATTCCAATCGTTTGCAGCAGGAATAGAATCAACCCACTCCTCGCCAATAATCTGACCGCTTACTGTTATTAGTGAATTACAACTAATGCTTCCTGCCGCAGAATAAATTGCACTTGCTAAACAAGCAACTTCAGCATCTGAGGAAATTGATGCATTTGCTTCATATATAACGCCACCGTTAGCTGATACTGTTGCATCACAATTAATACTTCCTGCCGCAGTTATTAATCTTATTGCCTCAGCAGCAACGGATGCCAAAGCATTTATAGATCCATCAGCGAATTGTACTCTTGTTGCACTTGCATTAACTATCGCAGTTACAGAAATTGATCCGATTGCAGAATAAACAACACCACCAAGTGCTGTAACAGTTGAATTTGCATTAATATTAGCAACGCCTGATGCTACTCTTATGCCGTCAGCAGTAACTGTTGCTGCGGAATTGATAGCAGCATTACCACTTAATATTCTTACAGAGTCAGCAGTTACTGTTGCAGTGCAACTTATAGCACCAGATCCAGCCAATATGCTATTTGCATTAGCTGATACTGTTGCATTTGATGTAATGCTTGCAGCACCAGCGTAAATTCTAAAAGCATTAGCAGTTACTGTAGCACTAGCATCAATGCTGGCAGAGCCAAGATATTGAATCCCACCAGATGCGGTTACTGTTGCAGTAGCATTTATATTGGCAGAACCAGAATAAATAATCCCGCCATTAGCAACTACAGAAGCAGCAGCATTAACGCTTGCAGAACCATATATAATCGCTTGTCCAGACTGGGCAAGAGAAGAAAACGGGCTTTCTGAATATGCGCTAATGCCAAACATTGGTTATCCTTATGCCAAGGTAACGCTTAAACTTCCAGTTGCTATCTTAAATATATCTCCACTGGCAATCGTCTTAGATACATCAAGAGCCGTGTGATATAGAAGATTACCAGTTGTAGCGGCATCAAGAATACCGATATAAGCTACGGTTCCCCATGACCCTGTGGCTTGTGGGAACTCAACCGCAGCACTATTGGTAGTAACGCCATCGCTTGGCGCACCAAAAGTAACAGCAGTACGAGCATAAGAACCACCAGAGACTTCTGTACCAGAATTAGCATCAGTAGGATCAGATGTGTAAAGACCAACATAAACCGTTGCAGGGCTTGTGTAGCTCGTATTACGCAAGGTAGCGTTAATCAGAGCGTTTTCCAAATAATTCGACATTTCTGCCATGATTTACCTCACGTTATAAGACATCGCCATAGGCTGACCACTGTACTCACTAGACTGGTCAGAATTAGAAATAGACATTACAGCCCGGTCATACAAAGAAGCCCAGACCTGCAATCTTGCATCGTTCATCAGATACGGTTCAGCCTCACCCAGAGCCGCATACAGCAAGGCATCAGGGCAGTTAGCCAAGAATACATTGCTAGCATTGCTATCACTCAGTAGTGGAGGCTTTGCGTAATACAGCATCTGAGCCGTGTACGCAGTGTCAGGAATAGGGGCAAACTGAAGCTCTGAGGCCAGAACCGTGTAGGTTCTAGGGATACCAGACTCAGTAGCTCTAGTGCTCTGATAGAAGGTATTAGGAGCCTCATACGATACCGAGCTAATCGGGTTCGTATTGAAGTGAATATCACGCATCTCAAGGAAGTCTGTCGGCAGTCCAATCGTAGAATCGCCACCAGTCGTAGTAGCCGTAGCCACCACCAACATCTGACGGATTCTAAGATCACGCCGCAAACGCTCCTCAGCCAAGCGGATAAAGTCAGGGATTACTGAAGTCAGGTCACTACGAGCCAGGTAGTTCGCTATCGTAGTCTTTAGGTCACTGTAGCTCGTAAATGCCATATCATTTCCCGTTATTGTGCGCCTCTACAGCGCCTTCCTCTACATCTTCCCATCGATACTCGTAAGTACCAATGTGACCAATATGCTTTGAGAGACTGTGGTCTACATGAGGCTGGAACCCATGATCTAAGGCTTTGATGCAGAAATGCACATCCTCGCCAATGATGCCCTTAGATCCCCAACCCACATCAAACCAAGGCTTAGGAACCTTCTCAAAGACTTCCTTACGAATCATCACAACACCAAAACCAACCGCTGTAACAGGCTCTATGCCCTCTTTACCCATCGAATCTATCTTATGCCAAGCGTGATGAATAATCTTGCCTTCATCATTCTTCTCTACATGAAGATTCAATGCAGTAGGTAGTGTCGGCTTACGTCTTGTTACTGCATTAACCCCAACAATCGGCACATCACGACTTAACAAAATGTCAATCGTATCTGATGGAAACCGCATATCAGAATCAATAAACAGAATCGCATCACATCCCTCTTTGAGAGCAGCATCTACTAGCTTCTCCCTCTGATCGAATATCAGCGTTCCTGCCATCGTATAGAGCTTTAGCCCATTGCCTTCTTGAGAACATCGATGCTTTGAATCCCTGCCAACCATCTTGGCAAAGTCAAACGCAAAAGAGGTATGAACCTCGTCCCTAGCTGGTACACAAGCGCCTACGATCATTAGTTCCCCTTAGAAATAGTGCCACGATAAGTCTTCCAGGCTGCATTATCGGGATTATTAAGCCAACAAGCAAACGCTGCACTATCAACGATAGCAAACCCTCGCATAATCCCCATCTTGTTCAAGTCATCAATGACCGTGAACGGGACTCTAGCTACATGGTGCAACTCGTTTAAATGACCAGTCCTCTGCTTATCAAACTCTAATTGAGCCTTGTTAGCCTCAATGATCTCCGATACATCCTGTTTAGTCTCAATGATGATACCGCCATCACCGTCTGCGTGTACTACCGTATCTCTAAAGTCCATAAGTCCTCGTAGAAAAGCCCCCAACCATAAGGTCAGGGGCTATCTTATTTACAGCGACATATTCAGGTCAGCAACGATACCGTGGGCGGCTTCGTTCTTAACCTCCAGCGTGCACTCAACCAGAATCTGGGTCTTGTCAGAATCGCCAGCCTTAGCCAGTTCGTTAGTCATGAACGGACGCAGGTAAGCGATAGCTGCGTACTCAGGATCCAAGATCAGAGCATCGCGGGTACGCATGAAGCGGTTAGGAACCACCGACATATTGCCGAAGTCACTGACGTAGATGTCAGCAGCGCCGATAATTGTCGAAGGCTTTGCACCAGTGACGTTGAAGCGGGTAGCACCGATACCAGAGAAGCTAGATACCTTCTGCTTACCAGCAGCGCCAACCATCAGAACCGAAGGAGTACCGCCCGAAGTAAACACCTCAGCCACGACTTCTTTCAGCAGGGCTTCAGTGAAGGTACGGGTGTTACCGTCAGTACGAGTCGAAACACCGATAGTCGTAGGATCGCCACCGTTGGTCTGAGCCGACGAGTTGGTCTTGATCCATGACAGCAGCGAGCCCATCTTACGAGCAGCAGAGTTAGTAGAACCAGCGTCACGGCCTTGGTTCGACAGCAAGATAGTTTCCAGATCGCGCTTGATTTCCTGCGAAGCCTTAGCCAACTGATAAGCCTTTTCAGACTTACGACCAGCCTTGTTTACTGTGTCCAGAGTGCCGGAGACTTTGATGGTCTTTTGCAGAATCTGGGTATAGTTACCAAGACGGGTAGTAGGCGACAGGGTAGCGTCCGAAGCGTCAGCACCTTCAACAGCAGCGTTGTTAGTAGTAGCGGCTGCAAGGGTGTCGGTCTGCCACTCATGGTAAACAGCCGTAGCTTTGGTCTTGCCAATCGAAGACATGAAAGGTGTCTCGGTAGGCGAGATGTCATAGATTACATCGGTAAGGTCTTCACGCTGACCAATAGCGGTATGGGCGTTATAAATTGCCATGATTACATTCCTTATAAGAATCGTTCAAATACACTTGCGGCATCTGCCACCCTTCCGGATGACTTGGCTCGCGCTTTAAGTTTCTTCAGTTCCTCGCTATTACTGTCTCGCGGTTTAGCAGCACCGGGCTTAATCGCCTTAGGAGCCTCCTGAACTCGCTTATTAACAGCAGGCTTGCTCAACTGTAACTTATCGTATTGCATCGCCTTATACAGCGTCAGAACTGCTCGGGAATCGAACACATTAGCCAATTCCTCGTCAGAGAATCCCATCTGCTTACCAAAGCTGCGAATATCCTTACGGACAATTTCGCCCTTCTCTGGATCAGCAAACTCAGGTATCACAGCAACTAGCTTCTCGGACTCAGCAGCAATTGTCTGCCTCATCTGTTGTTGCCTGTCATATTCCTGCTGTTGCATGATGCGCTCACGCTCGGCACGAACCTGCAATAACTGTTTCTCCTTCTGAGACATCTCAGCGACCTTCACGGCATAACCGATAGGGTCAGTCTCTTTCAGGTACTCCAGATTCTCTGCTTCTTGCGGCTGGTTCAACATCGACTCGATGATCTCCAACCGTTGCGCGTACTGATCGCGCAGAGCCTTAGCTTCTTGAACCGCTTGGCGCTCGGCCTCAACCGCCTTGCGTTCCTC